CGTATCTAACCTTCAGGTACAGGTCGCCATTTATGGCTTTATGGCAACTATTGCCAAAATGCCAGCTGGTATCCAGGTATATCAGAAGGCATAGTTACAAAAACTAATAGTCGGTAGGGCTCTTAGCCCTTTGAGCCCTACCGGCCTTTTCTAAGTAAGGAGTGCAACCGTGGCAGCGACATACGTAACCGAGCAAGAGTTACGCGATAACCTCGGCATTTCGGATCTCTATTCCGATAGCCTTGTAGAGGAGTGCTGCCAGGCCGCTCAAGATTTACTCAATCAGTTTTTATGGTTTGACTCAGCTCCGGTAGTCGGAGTAACGCTACAAGATAACGTAGCTACAGTAATGATCGCTAACCCTGCAATCTTTAGTACCGGGCAGTCTGTAACCTTGAGTGGATGCGGCTCAACCTTTAACGGTACTTTCACAATTACCGGCACTATGCCGTGGAGCTCAGGTACGGTCAATCAGATCCCTAGCCTTGTATGGAACCCTTATACCTGGAACTGGCCAAACGGTTATAGCTTTATCCAATTCGCTAAGACCGCGGCTAATGTTAATTTCCAGCGCGTACTACCTTATGGCTCAGCCGTAGGAGCAGATACAAAGACAAACTCATACGCTACGACTCCGGCTATCCGTGAGGCTGCGATGATCCTAGCGGTAGATATTTTTCAGGCTCGCCAAGTCTCACAGACTGGCGGCGTTACGATCGACGGCTTTAGCCCTAGCCCTTACCGTATGGGTAACTCAATGATCGGCAAGATCAGAGGGCTTATTAGCGGCTATCAAAATCCTAATTCTATGGTGGGCTAAATGACTGCCGCTATTACTACCCTGCGAGCTAGCGTAGCCGCCGCACTTGCTAATAACAACGTGTGGAATACCTACGCCTTTCCTCCTCCAACGATTACAGCTAATGCCGTTATCGTAGCTCCGGACGATCCCTATATCACTCCGAGCAATAACAGCTACGCGAGTATTTCACCTTTAGCTAATCTTAAAATTATTATGACGGTACCGATGTTTGACAATCAAGGAAACCTAAACGGTATCGAGACTATGGCGGTAGCGGTTTATAACAAACTAGCTGCCTCCAATATTGTAATGAATATTGGCAGTATGTCGGCTCCCTCAGTACTAGACGTACAGAGCGGCTCGTTACTTACCGCCGATTTCCGTATCTCAATACTCACGAGCTGGAGCTAATATGCCATATACAGAGGAAGATCTAAAGTTTTTGCGAAAGATCGGGCAGATCGTAGACGAGCCTGAACCGATCAAAGTAGCAAAAGTAAAACCAACACCAACACCAACAACCGAAAGCGAGGAATAGGCGAATGGCCGTATTCTTATCAAATGGAGTGGTCGTAACCCTTAACTCGGTAGACCTCTCAGATCACGTAACAAGCGCGACAATTAACCGCGTATTTGAGGAGCTGGAAGTTACAGCGATGGGGGATTCTTCGAGGAAGTACGCTAAGGGTTTGGAAACCTCTACGGTTACTCTTGATTTCCTAAACGATACAGCTGCTAACGAAGTCCTACAGACTTTGCAAGGTGCCTGGGGTACAACAGTACCGCTTACACTTAAGCAGACAAGCGCGACAATTTCAGCTGCAAATCCGGAATATCAGACTACGATTTTGGTAAACAACACTACCGACATTAACGGCGCCGTCGGGGACATTAGTACCCAGTCGATTACATTTACTTGTAACTCACCTATCGTAGTAGACACTACAGTCTAAGAAAAAGAAAAGGGGCAAAAATGGCACGACTCAAAATAACAAGGGCTACCGGGGAAGTAACAGAGCATCAAATTACACCTCGTATCGAGTATGCCTTTGAGCTCTACAGTAAGAAAGGTTTCCGAAAGGCTTTTAGAGAGGACGAGATGCAAACTCATCTCTACTTTCTATCTCACGAGTGCCTTAAAGCGGCAGGCGTGGTAGTTAAGCCTTTTGGACCTGAGTATCTCGATCAAATTACAGAGGTCGAAGTCCTAGACGACGAACCTTTAGACTAGGGCGAGACTCCCTAACTTATCAGGTGGCACAGCTATCTATTAGGTTAGGGATCTCGCCGGAGTCGGTACTCGATCTCGATACAGAGATGTACAGGATGTTAATACAAGTACTAAACGATCAAGCTAAGGAGGTGGAGCAAAATGCCCGTAGAAATAAAAGGCGTTAAATCCACCATCAAAGCGATTCGTAAAGTAGATCCTGAACTACTCAAGAATATGAATGCCGAGATCAAAGCGGTGATGATACCTATCCGGGACAAGGCTAAAGGTTTTGCACCGTCACCTCAGCCGGATAACCTTTATGGCTGGAATGAAAATACCGTAGGCCAAAAGATTACGGCACGTAACTCGGCTTTTAGAACTTTTAACACTGAGGGACGGTTACGCCTTTTTCCTTTATATGACTATGAGACAGTTAAAAAGGGTATTTACTATTCTCCCGGTTTTACAGATCGAAATAAAAACGGCTGGAGAGCCTCTTATTTTGTAGCTAATAAATCTGCAGCTGGTCAGATCTACGAGACTGCCGGCCGAGCTGGCACTACCTCACGCGAGGGCTATCGATCTAATAACCCTGGCGCTGGCGCTCACTTTGTAAGCCGTATGGGACCTCTCTACGGCTCTAGCCGCGAGGAGCGCGGCCGTATGATCTTTAGAGCGTGGCACGAGGATCAGGGTAAGGCTCAAGCTGCCGTAATCAAAGCGGTAGAAAATACTATTAACGCCTTTAATCAAGGCTCTTACACGAAGGCGGCATAAAATGGCGATGAAGCTACCTAGTATGGTCGTAAGCGCCCTAGCTACCTGGGATGGTAAAGCGCTTACTAAAGGCCAAAAGCAAATCTCCGGCTTTGAAAAAGGTATAAAGGGTCTAGGTAAAACTCTAGGCGTTACTTTTGGCGCCGCCGCCGTGGTTAATTTTGGAAAAGCCTCAGTCAAAGCTTTTGCAGAAAATGAAAAGTCAGCCGCACGTCTAGCCAATGTAGTAAAAAATTTAGGACAAGCTTTTGAGTTGCCAGGTATTGAGCGTAACCTAGACGATATCTCGGCTAAATTTGGTTATGAAGGCGAAATACTCCGAGAAGCTTTCCAAAAACTTATTACTACGACTGGATCGGCTACAAAAGCTCAAGAGTTATTAAACCTGTCGCTAGACATAGCTGCCGGATCGGGTGAAGATTTACTCACAGTAAATCAAGATCTCGCCGCAATTTACTCGGGTAATACTAAGGGACTTAAAAAATATAACCTCGGCCTTACTCAAGCCGAGCTAAAGACTATTAATTTTGAGGATGCCGTAAAGCTCCTCGGTAAAACCTTTAAGGGCTCAGCCGGCCAGGAACTTACGACCTTTTCGGGCAAGATGCGCGTACTGGGAGAAGCCGCCGGTAATGCTCAAGAAATTATCGGTACAGGTCTAGTCGATGCTTTTGCATTACTTTCAGGCGAGGCCGATACCGTCGATCCGCTTGTAGACGCTTTAACAGATATGGCTACAGCTATATCCGATGCGACCGTAGGCTTAGGCAGCCTTATCGGTAAGCTTAAAGATTTACCCGGCGGCAGCCTATTAGGTAAATTTGAGATAGAGATGATCCCTCTTATCGGAGCTTATCTAGCCATACTTATCGACGAAGGTAAAAAAGTTAAAGCTCTTAAGGGCCCTACTCAAGGTTATCTCGGCTCTATGCCAGTCGGTATTTACGAGACACCTGCCGAGGCAGCCAAGCGTAGGAAAATACAAGAGGAGGAGGCTAAGCGCCAAAAGCAAATAGCCGCCGATAAAGCTAAACAGGCTAAATTAGAAAAGCAAAAAATAGCTTTAACTAAGGCCGCTGCCGCTTTTGATACTACTCGTATCGGACTAGCTGCAGCTCTAAAGGCTACCTACGACAAGGATACAAAGCTACGCCTCGAGGCTCTTATGCTAATCGAGGAGGACCGCGGCGACGAGGCTCTTAAGAAAATCGACGAGCTTGCTAAATTCCAGAAAAACGCGGATATGCAGCGCCTAGCCGGAGTAACTGAGATTAGTAACGCTACCCTCCAGTCTCTAAACACTCAGCTACTTACAGAGCTCAAAGTCATTAACGAAAGCAAGATGGCCGAGGGCGATAAGGATCTAGCCCGTGAGGAGGCGTTTAAGAAGTATAACGCTGCGATAACTGCCGCCGGTAAGCTAATGCAGACAGAGGCTTATAACGAGCGCGTACAGATCCAGCTAACAGAGATAGCTCGTATCGCAGCTCTTACTAATACTTATAACGCTAACAAAGCCCTCGATCTCCTTAAGGAGACTGAGGAGATCTCTATGATCGACCGTATCGCTGAGGCTCAATCTAAGGCCGATAAGGCCCGTATGGACTCTCTCAAGAATTACCTCGAGCTACTATCTAGGGGCGGTAGCGCTGCCTTTAATGAGCTCGGTCCGGTAGGAGGTTTAGGAGCAGGTGCAGTAGCCGGAGTTACTCCAGGTTACGAGCCTGATCTGACCGTACCGTCATATCCTCCTCTAGCACCGGATCCTCAATATGGCTGGAACCCTACGATGGGCCCTCGAGGTGGAGATCAGATAAACGTAACCGTAAATGCAGGCGTGGGAGATCCCGAAGCTATCGCTCGAGTAATTGAGGATACGCTTAATCAGTCCACCTATCGAGGTACCTCGACGGGTAGAGGCACGGGTAATTACATACTATGAGTGCCTGGCTCCCTGAGTGGAGGATCACCGTAGGCACTACAGTCTACGATAACGTCCTAAGCGTAAATATGGCTACGGGTCGAGATGATATCGATCTACAGTGCAACGCCGGCTACGCACGTATGGAGATCGTAAACCTTGATAACTCGGCATTTGATATTGACGTAACAGATGCCCTAGTACTTGAGCTTAAGAATAGCGCCGGGACCTATGTAGCCGTTTTTGGCGGTCAGGTATCCGATTTTGGTATTTCGGTAAGATCGCCTGAGGAAACCGGCTTTATAACAATCGGTAATATATTGGCAGTCGGATCTCTATCTAAACTGACTAAAGCTCTTTTCCCGGATGCCCTCGCTAAAACCGAGGATGGTAATCAAATCTACGACATACTGAACGAGCTCCTTATTAACTCTTGGTATGAGGTAGCTCCGGCTCTACAGTGGGCAGATTACGACCCTACGACTACCTGGGCCAATGCAGAAAACGTAGG